CAGCAGCAGCACCAGCAGCAGCTAAAGGTAAATCAATGTCTAAACAAGAGATCTTGTCTTGGATTAGCCGTAACGATGAAGACAATGCTGCCTTACAAAGTTTTAAAGATGCGATTGCTGCAGCAGAGAAAGCAGGAGCACCTGCAGGTGCTAACTATGGTAAAGCCACACCTGGTATACAAAATGTACAAGCAGCACCAGGTAAAGTCAGTTACGCTCCCAAGACAGCAGCCGCTGCACCTAAAGGACCAGCTACAGTATCGGCCACAATGGCACAGCCACAAATGGCTAGTAAACAGTATAAGAAAGCACCACTATGAAATTAGCACACATTGAACGAGTTAGATTAGTTGAAGGACTAGATAGAGATGCTAGCCGCACATATAGACTATGGGAAAGTGCTGGCCATGTACTAAAAGAATTTCAACTAGATCAAAAACAAATTGATCAGTTATTTGCACAGGTAGAAAAAGATGCAACTGCAGCAGGCGGTAATCGTACTGCACTGGGTAAAGGCATTGATACTACCACTGCAGCAGGCAAAGCAGTCAAGACAGCCTACGATGATCTAGTTGACAAAGTACAAAACTCTGGACCAATGCAAAATGCAGATGCCATGTACGATCAAGCTGCAGAAAAATTAAAGCAAGCAACTGGTGGTGATCAGGGCGTAATGAAGTACGTGCAGAAATATAGAGACTTTGCAAAGAAACATCCTATTGCACAGAGTTTTATCTATGCAGCACTTATTGCAGCAGCCGGTATTAGTGGTGCTGGCCTTGGTGGTGCAGCAGCACTTGGTCTGTTAAAGATGACCGACCAGTTGCTACAAGGCAAGAAGTTTAGTACAGCACTAGGCAAAGGCGCAATGACTGGTGCTACAGCCTATGCTGCAAGTAATATATTAGGCGGTGGTGGTGATTTGCCAAGCGACCCCAATGCACCTGGATATCAGGTTGGTGCAGAAGGACCTGCAAGTGCTCCTGGACAGTTTGATGCACCCACCACAGCAAGTCAAGATTTTGGCTTAACACCCGGTGGTGTTGATCCTAATGCAACACAAAACGCTATTGACTCGGCAGCTAAAACAGCCGCAGATGCTGGAAAAGAAGGCGCCAAGAGTGCAGCAGGCACTGCGGCTACTAATCGTGCCGCATCAGCAGCTGACTTGGCAGCAGATCAAGCAGGTGGTGGTGTAACAGATATTGACACATTGAAGCAAGGTATTGCAGGTGGTAGTGACGCAGCACAAGCAGCTACCAACACTGATGCTGCCAGTGCTATGTCAAGTCAATCAGACGCAACGGTTAAGACAGCTACAGATTTTGCTCCAAAAGGTGCACCAGCAGGACAAGCAGCATCTAGTTATGCTCCTTCAGCAGACACAGCATCAAGTGCAACCGATGCAGCAACACAAGCCGTTAAATCTGCTACTTCAAGTTTGGCGGACGCAGCACCAGGCTCATTGAAATATGTTCAAGCAGAAAAAATGCTTGAAAATGATCTATTGAAATCAGTTTCGGAAGCAGTAAAGTCAGGACAGCTGGGTGATCCAACAGAACGTGGTTATACATTTAAAATTACTAAATTTGTTCGAGATTATATAGATCAAAATTCTGATCTTGTACAACAAGCAAGTGGCAAGTCTTTAAGTGGAACTTCAGAAAAACTAATAGGAATGAAAGCCGAGCTTGTTGCTAAAAAAGTAGCGTCCGGTCTTGATGGGGCCAGTGGAACTGCAAACTGGGTTGGTGGTGCACTACAAAAAGCTGGTAGCGCCGCTGTTGATGCAGCTTCTAATGCACCTATTCCTGCAGCAGGTAACTTTGTTCAACAAGGCATGGTTGGAACTAACTTTGAAAATAAACAACACAAAGGTCGTCTTATTAAAGAATACATTGATGCACAATCAACTATTCGTCATTGGGCACTAAAAGAAAGCCTAGGCAGACCACGTGGTGGTGTACGCTTGACTGAAGCTGGTGTCAACCGTGTGTTTGCATTAGTTGAAGCACAAGCACTCAACGAAGGTATCATGGATACCCTTAAAGGTGCTGCGGGCAAAGTAACCGGAGCAATTAAAGGTGCTGCTGGTAAAGCAGGTGCAGCTATTGCACAAACTGGTAAAAACTTAACCAACAAGATCACAGCAGACAAGTTAAAGAAAGCATGGGAATTTGAAGGTGGAAACACTGACAGTGAAGCTATCAAGATTTTCCTAAATCAACAAGGTGTAGACCCGGCAGTTATTGATGGAGCAATGAAAGCAGTTGGTGCACCATCAACTGCGGCAGCAGATGCAGGAGTTCCAGGCGGACTGGCACCAGCATCAAAAGGACCAGCAGCCGCAGGCGCAAGTCAGTTTGTGAAAGATTTAGTTGATGGCTACATGGCATTGACTCCTGCAGAACGTGCAGAGATCATGAAAGAACTAGACGTAGCTATAGATGTCAGTGGCAACAGTAATCTAGTTAAAGGCATGAACGAAAGCAAGCGTCGTAAGAAAGCAGTTAGATGATATTATTAGAAGGCGGCAATGTATTCTCTGATGTGGTAGATATCAAACGGGAATACGCAAAGGATTTGATCAACAGCATTAAACAGTTGTTGCCTGGCTTTGACCTGCAGTTTGACATTGGCAGTGTTGGATACAAAGTACAATCCGGAGACATGGATGTGTTCATGGACCAAGACGAAGTTGTAAACAAGTTCAAAACCAAAGATGAAAAAGCTGCCAAACAAAGTCTAGCACAGTTCATACAAGCAAAAGGATTTGAAACTGCAGTCAAAGGACGTAACGTGCATGTGCGTATGCCCTTGCCAGATGGCACATTTGCACAAGTGGACCTAATGGTTATTCCAGACTCATCAGCAGTAGCACCTTGGCATCAGCATGGTCCACGTGGCAGCTATGATGATCCCTCTTTCAAAGGCTCACAGAACTTTATTCTAATGAACAGCATAGGCAAAGCACTGGGCCTGAAGTTTGATGCATTTGGCGGTCGACTGATGCGTCGTGACAACAACGAAGTAGTAGCCAAGAGCCGTGATGATGTGGCCAAAATATTATTAAACCCTAATGCTACTGGCAATGATCTTAACAGTGTTAAAACTATATTAAAGGCCTTGGAGAATGATCCCAAGAAAGATGCCAAACTGGCACAGGCTAGAGAAGATGCAGCAAAAGGAATTATCACACTGCCTGAATCAGTGCAGCCAGGTAGCACACAATGGATGAAGCAGATTAGCGAGATGTTTAAATGAGAGCAACAGATTTAGTAGAAGCAGCACCGCCCAAGATAGGTCGCGAGTTCAATCACTTGGAGGATCTAGTGTTCGCTGAAGGCTCGGCAGGTGCATCTCGTGCATTTGAATATCTCACACACATGGCCACAGAAGCCACAGGCACAGACTACAGTTTAAAATGGGACGGCAATCCCACAGTGTATTGGGGTCGCGAGCCAGATGGTACATTTGTGTTTGTGGGCAAGAACAACTGGGACAAAGCAGACCAAGGCGGCTTTGCTACAAGTCCAGAAGAATTAAAAAGTTTTATAATGAGCCGTGGCAAGGGTGAAGATTGGCGTGCTCGGTTCGCTGAAGACCTAGCCGACTGCTGGCACATATTTGAAGCAGGTACTCCTGAAAGTTTTCGTGGTTACTTCTATGGCGATTTACTATTCTACCCAGGCAAGCCATTTGATACAGCGAAACAGAATCTAGTATTCACACCTAACAAAGTAACTTATCAAGTTCCTGTGGATCAAGAGCTAGGCTTGATGTTATTCCGTGCTCAAGCTGCGGTAGTAGTACACAAGTATCTAAAGCGGTTTGGCGACAATGATGTTGGTAAAATGCCCAAAATGCAAAAGTTTAAAACCAGCCAAGGACTATACTATCCCTCAGCAAGCAGCCAACTGGCTGTGTTAGGGCCTTACTTTGCTGATGCAGGTGCCAAGATAGATCCTGCATATCTCAAGCAGATCAAACAGCAGTACATGACCAAGCCCGTACTTGCAGCCATTGACAACTTCTTGGCCGGAGTGCCAGGATTAAGTAATCCAGGCGGCGACATATACACCTTTGTAAACACACAAAGTAAATCAGGAAACTTGGCAGGACTAGCACAGCATTTCCCTGCCTGGGCAAAGTCCAATCTAGGCCCTAAAAAACTACAGGCATTTGCTGAAAAGATTGCCGCAAATCCCAAAGGATTAAGTGCTATGTTTGCTCTAATTGAAGCAATTAGAGACGTTAAAAACAACGTTATTGACCAGCTAGACCAACAAACACCACAAATACGTACCAAGACTGGTGAAGAACCTGGTGGGGAAGGTTGGGTATATCGAGATACCAAACTGGTACCAAGACATCGTTGGAAGCCAGATTAAGCACAAATACCTTATTTGGGCTAAATAATTACAAACGCGAACAGCGTAAAAATTTAGGAGAAAGAAATGGCAACAGTAAACAGAGTAAATGGCGATAGCCAAGTAGTAGTAAACGTAGGCGATAGTTTAAGCAAAAATGCAAATGCAATTATTATCAACACTGGTATTGCAAGCCCACTAACAGCATACAAAATTGGTACCTTTGGTGCAACTGCTAACCTAGCAGCTGAACTAAGCCGCGGTACAAATGGTACAGAAGGCGCAGTAGAAGCTCTACTACGCACAGTGTCTGGCAATGCAACAGTTCTAGCGTATCAAGTTGACGTAGCTGGTAGTTCAGCACAATTAAGCGTTTTAGTTGAACGTTCAGGCTGGTCAAGTGACACAGCACTACGTGATGCAATTCGCGCAATGGTAGGTACAGATCCTGGAGCAGGATTCGGAACAGCAAACATTGGTAGCAAATCAGCTATCACTGTCACTAGTGCAACAGCGACCAGCACTGGTGGCATCAAATTAGCTTAATGTAACCAATATAGGAGAATAACATGGCAACAGTAACAAAATCAAATGGCGATAGCCAAGTAACAGTAAACGTAGGCGACAGTTTAACCAAAAACTCAAATGCAGTTATCATTAACACCGGTATTGCAAGCCCAATTACTGCATATAAAATTTCACTAGTGGCTACTACAGGCAACTTGGCAGCTGAACTAGGTGGACCAAACGGTTCTGGAGTTCCAGGTGCAATTGAAACTATCCTAGGTGACTTGAGCGCAAACGCAACAATCCTAGCATATCAAATTGACGCTGGTACATCAGGCGCACAGCAAATCAGTGTTATCACTGAACGTTCAGCAATGAGCGCAGCTGACTTACAAACAATTCTACGTACTCTAGGTAATGTTGGTAGCCGTAGTAACGTTTATCTAAGCGAATCTGGTGGATCACCAAGTGTAACAGTAACAAGCAGTGGTGGTATCAAGTGGGCTTAATTTAAAGCAAACCAATAAAAGGCACTTTCGTAGTGCCTTTTTTTACGGCTATAAATAATAGCATGGACTACGTTACTGGCTTTACTTTGGTTGATATTACTCGTACTGGTGTGACTCACAATCGCCCCGAGCACGAGCATCAACGCAATCAACAACGTAACTGGGAAACAGTTATACAGTGCATGGGTCTACGTATACAACCTTTAGATATACAAGGTCCAAAAACAATAGAAATGTATATAGATGAAGATACCTTTGGTGAAATGTATCAAGGTCGGCAACGGGTCTGGGTGTGGACATTTTATGCAGAGCGTACAGGTACATGGGCAGAAGATGGCGACGAACTGGCACTACTACATAAAGATTTTAATGAAGTGCCTGTTATTCAAGGGCTAGATGAAACAGCTCGCTTTATGTTACCAATATTTTATACCAAAGGCGCCATTAAAAACGTGTTTTTTAAATTGGGCCGCTTAGACTTAAATAGTGTTTAATTACTTAGGAATTTGCCATGGCCGCAGAACTAGAAAAACAAAACCTTGAAACGCATGTGGAACTGTGTGCCCTGCGTTATTCCAACCTAGAAAACAAGTTAAACAATCTAGAAGAAAAAGTAGAGAAATTAGAAGAACACATGGTATTCATTAGAGACCGTCTCAGTGCAGCCCCAGACTCATCAAACAAAACCCTAATCACAATTGGAACCACAGTCATAGGCGTACTAATTTCTGGCATCATTATACTACTGGTAAACTTTATCAACAAATAAAAATGAAAATTGTAGAACTTGTAAATAACATTAACGTACCTATTACTAACGAAGAAGCCGAAGTACTAGACATGTTTGAAGACGAAGCAGTGATACAACGACAGGATCTATCACCTAGGGAAGTAATACTAGCCAACCAACTAGTAAACAAAGATATATTATATAGAAAACATGAAACCGGGCGCACGACATACAAAAAGAAAACATAAACCTAAAGCCTATGAACGACTAGGCTTTACACAAGATCAAATTGAACAAGCAGCTAGAGCAACAACAGAATATTTAAAAGAGTGGACTGATAGAGAACTTCAAGACCTAGTACTAAATCAAAAAATACCCGTGTGTCTACCCATTGGTGACCGCGGGTTTTTAATTGGCAGATATCGTATGTATCCCGTAGGAAAACATACTTGGCGTGTGCTAGATAATAACCAAGAATTTGTACATGATTTTAGTCGTAAGTTGAGTGCAGTGTTTTACTGTTTGACTACTCAATTAAACAAGTTGAATCTAGCCAGAGAGATACTAACAGCAGATACAGCAGTGGGCAAGCTAGAGCTGGATCAGGATTACTACATGTACTCCATAAAGAACTACACTAAAAAACAGGACTTTTTTCGTGTAGATCTAGCAAAATTGCGTTATATACAGGCCGAACACGATCTTAGATTTGCAAATCAAGAATTAGAAAAAACCATAAATACTGCTAAATATTTGAAAGTACAGGAAAGACTAATATGAAATTATCAGAAATGAACACCAAGCCAACTGCTAAAAAACTAAACAAAGTTGTTGAGAGTCGCTTTGGTTACGCTCTAGACTTTGACAAATTGACCTTTAAAAAGGCCTATAAAATTGCCAGCGGTTTGACCGAAAGCATCAACAAGAACAAGCGCACACACGGTGCTCAAGCAGTAGAGCAAAACCCATCCTACATGGAAATGATGATGGTGCGTGAAAGCATTCATCGTTGGATGACTGAGAATCATACACAGTATATTGCAGAAAGCGAAATGGCCAAATCAGAAGCTATTCTTGCTGCCAAGGACATGGTTGATTCTGTACAAGACATGTTAGAAAAAATCAGCAAAATGCAAAGCGAACAAATGCCTGCACTGTTAGACACTATCCGTGATCAAATTGGCGCAGACAAAGCTGAAACATTCAAGCAGCAGATGACTCCATTGCTAGGCGAGTTAATGACTCAACTGACCTCAGCACGTGAAACAGCAGACGGCGCAAGTCGTGGCCTAGCTGGTGAACAAGTTGCACAGCCAATGGGCATGGGCGGCACAGCACCCGTGCCAGGAGCAGACGCAGGCATGCCTCCAGAAGCCGGAGCTGAAGCACCAGAAGCACCAGCAGATGAATTTGCAGCTACTGATGCAGCAGCAGGCGGCGCAGAAGAACTAGGCAGAGAGCTTCGTTAATGCGTTTTCGTGAATTCATTACAGAAGCACCCGGCATTGATGGCTTAGTTGAAGACGAGGCTCAGGATCCAGCGATTTTGAGTCTTATTGATATACTAGATCAATGGCGTTTCCGCAGCGGTAACTTGCACACCGTTCCAAAAATTCGTGCAGCATCTTTAATTAATCTTGTCAAGAAAGAACATCCACAGTTCAATCTGGATACTTTGGAAAAAGCCAAAGCCAACAATGACCTAATTAAAAACTTAATTAAAGATATCAAAGACGACGACGCTGGTGTAAAGTATGTGTACTTGACTCCTACTCCAGGCGAAGAAGACAGCAGTGAAACCGAACTTGGCGACGCTGGCGCACCAAAAGCACCAGCTGAAAAGATCGTGGGATCTATGGCTAAATCGGCTCTTGCAAGTCGTAGTTAATTAATATATAATACTGATATGATTACCCTGTCTGAAACAGCAGCTAGGCGAGTAAGGTCACAACTTGAAAAAAGAGGGCGCGGCCTAGGCATCACAATTGGTGTAACAACTACCGGTTGTTCTGGACTGGCCTATAAGTTAGAGTACATAGACGAATTACCTGCAGCCGGTGAGTACATGAGCTTTAACAGTCACGGTGTGATAATATTTGTTAGCCAACGCGACCTTGTGTACCTAGATGGTTTGGTCATGGAATGGCATCGTAAAGGTCTGCAAGAAGGGTTCGAATTCAACAATCCAAATGAGCGCAATCGTTGCGGTTGCGGAGAAAGTTTTCAAGTTTAAATGATAATATCACGATATGACTATACCCCTCTCGAAAAAGAAAGCGTAGAGGGCAAGCGCCATTATGCCTTGCCAGATGGTAGTCGAGTACCTAGTGTCACTGCAATACTAGAAAAAACCAAGCCCGAAGAAAAGAAGCGAGCCTTACAAGAATGGCGCAATCGTGTGGGGCATGAACGTGCTCAACAGATTACCACAGAAGCAGCCAATCGCGGAACACGCATGCACACCTATCTTGAACGCTATGTCAAAAGCGATGACATAGGTGAACTGCCCTCAAATCCATTTGCACAGCCATCGTGGTTCATGGCAGCTAAAGTAATACTTGAAGGCTTACAACACGCTGACGAATATTGGGGTAGCGAAGTGCCACTTTATTATAGCGGGTTATATGCAGGTACTACAGACCTAGTGGGTGTATGGAAAGGGCAACCTGCTATCATGGACTTCAAGCAAACCAACAAGCCCAAAAAGCGTGAGTGGATTGAAGACTATTTCCTACAGTTAGCAGCCTACGCAGAAGCACATAACGACACCTACGGAACTGCGATTAACACGGGTGTTATCTTGATGTGCGCCAAGCCCGCAACAGAACATGAAGATCCTGTATATCAAGAATTTGTACTAGAGCCCCAGGATTATGCACACTGGCGTGATCAGTGGATGCGTAGAGTTGAGCTGTACTACCTGACGAGCTAAATATAGAATATAAGTTAGGAACAGATTATGGCCGTAGTGCAAATATCAAGAATTCAGCATAGACGTGGTTTAGAGCAGGATTTCCCACAACTAGCATCAGCAGAATTGGGCTGGAGCATAGACTCACGTAGATTGTTTATTGGCAATGGATTAACCAGCGAAGGTGCTCCTGAAGAAGGTGTGACAGAAATTCTTACTGTTTACACTGACATTATTGCATTACTTAAAACATATACCTACAAAGGTCTAGCCGGCGGCACCACAGTAATGACTGGTGCATCTGTAATGAGCCCGGTCACACGTACACTACAAGCAAAACTAGATGACTTTGTCAGTGTCAAAGACTTTGGTGTAGTTGGCGATGGTATTACAGATGATACAGCGGCTATCCAACGTGCCTTGGTAAATTTATGGCCCACTGAACAATTTAACCGTGCCTATGCACAACATAGAACACTATTGTTCCCGGCAGGCATTTATGCCGTGTCTGATGTAATCATAGTGCCTCCGTTTGTTAAACTAGTCGGAGATGGAAACTACAGTACAAGAATTAAACAAATTGATAACGCAAAAGACGCAGTGATTAGACTATGCGACAGTTATTATCAAACTGGTACAGACTTTGGTAAGCCTGATCCAGTGTTCAGTTATCCCCCAGAAACCTCAAA